CGCTTCGTCTCGGCGACGAGGCGGTCGTAGAGAGCTTGGAAGGTGTCGCTGACGTGACGGTCGCGCGCGATCCCAAGCTCGCCCTGCATGAGCGCGAACCACGCGCTCTCAAGCTGCTCGTGACTTGGGCAGGTGACGTATTGGGTTGCGATGGTGTCGTGCTTGCTCATGTTGGTCGCCTCCGTGGCAGTTGGTGGACGCGCTTCGTGCGCGCATCTACAGAGTAGCGCAGGTGTGCACTTCGTGCACGGACGAGTTGCGGTGCGCGTGCACTTCTGGCACGCTTCCGCCGAGCTGACGGGCAGAGACAGTCGGCTGGTGAGCCCGAGTCGCCGAGGCGGGCAGATACGCCCCGCAAGCGCAAGCGCTCCTAGCCCTCGTGCGCTCAAGATCGGACTCGCCCCGCTCCGGGGTTGGATCGCCAGAGGGCATCGGGTGCGTCCCGATCGCCCGACTCGGCTTCTCACCCTCGCGCCGAGCGAGGCGAGTCATCACCTACTCATCGCTCGACGCTCGATCGCTTACGACCAGGAGGCACGATGGCTCTCACGAGCAAGCAGCGCTCGAAGCTGCCGCCGTCGGCGTTCGTCTACCCGGCCTCACGCAAGTACCCGGTCCCGACGAAGTCGCAGGCAGCCAAGGCCGGGATCAGCGAGACGGATCGGCTCAAGACGCACCGGGCGGCGCTCAGCTACGCGGCGCGCAAGGACACCGCTGGCAGCGCGAGCAAGGTACGCACCGTCGTCGCCAGACGATCGGGCGGCAAGCTCGGGAAGGGGAAGTGATGACCCCGCAGGCGCACGAGTACGTCCGGACGGCCACGTGGATCGCGATCGCGGTCTTCGTCGCGCTCGCCTACTTCAACGGCTGGGGCTCGTGAGCCGCAAGCCGGGGATCGACCCGCTGGCGCTCTTCCGAGGGCTCGTCGTCGGCGGCGTGCTCTGGCTGCTGATCGCAGGCGTCGCGACAGGCGTCTGGCTGGCGACTCGATGACGACCGCGACGGCATGGATCGACCACGGCCCCGCCTACGTCGACGCCGACGACTTCGACATGCGACGCCCGAAGCGCAAGCGCGTCCGGCTCGTACGGGTCAAGCGTCGCTCTCGGCTCGTGACCCGCTGACCGCACCAAGGGAGGAACCGATGACCATCGTCACCAAGGACGGCGACACCGCCTCGACGCAGCCCGTACCGGCGCCGCTGCAGGACGACGGCACCCCGCCGATGATCGGCCGCTCGCAGGTCGTGCCGCTGCTCGCCACCTCGACCCCCGCCAAGGGCATCTCACGGGCGACGCACGACAAGGCCGTCGCCACCGAGCACACCCTGCGAGGGCGCTACCTCCGGAAGTGAGAAGTGTCCCCCCGAGCACGCTCGATCTGCGCCGTCTGGGCCTGTCCGGAGATCGCCGTACGCGGAGACACTCGCTGCGCCAAGCACCGCCGCCGACGCTCCGCTGCATGGCAGCGGCTCAGCCGAGAGGCCATCGCTGCAGCCCACGGCCGTTGTCAGCTCTGCGGCCAGCCATCCACCAAGCTCAGTGCGCATCACCCGCAGTCACTCGTCGAGGGCGGGGCTGAGCACGTGCCGGTGGATCATCTCCTCGCTACGTGCCCGAGCTGTCAGACGAGCGAGGCGCCGGGCGGGCGGCGCTCAGCGCCGGGTCGGCTGGGCTGAGCTGGGCAGCGCCGAGGGTGGGGTAGGAGGCAGGCGCGTCGTGCGCTCGACGAGCGCAGGGTCGCCGCGAGAAAAACTCCTTTGAACACGCAGACCGCATCACTCCACGGTAAGACAGGCGGCGTCGCGCAGACGCTCGCCGAGCTTGTCGTGCCGATCGCGAGCGTGCGCCCGTACCCGCGCAACCCGCGACGCGGCTCGACACGCGCGATCGTCGAGTCCCTCGCCGAGCACGGCCAGTACCGCCCGCTCGTCGTCAACCGCCGCACGGGCGAGGTCCTCGCCGGGAACCACACCCTCGCCGCCGCGATCGAGCTTGGCTGGGACGAGATCGCCGTCACCTACGTCGACGTCGACGACGAGCAAGCAGCTCGCATCGTGCTCGTCGACAACCGCACGAGCGACCTCGCTGAGTACGACGCGCTCGATCTCGCTGAGCTGCTCAAGTCGCTCCCCGATCTCAGCGGCACGGGCTACGAGCAGCCCGACTTCGACGCGCTGCTCGCGCAGCTCGCGATCGAGCCGCCCGAGCCGACGCCCGAGCGCGAGCGCTACAGCTTCGACGTCTACACCCGCGACGAGCTGATCGAAGCCGCTGCGACCGTGCTGCGCGCCAAGGGCTTCCCGTACAAGCACGTCGACGTCCACGTCGCGATGAGCGACATCAACGATCTCGCCGCGATGAGCGACGCGCAGCTCGTGCGCACGCGCGTCGGCTACGCCGTCGCCGACACCTATCACCCGCACCGCTTCCACGCCCGAGTCGGCGAGCAGAAGAACGCGATCGACGTCTACGAAGACGAGCGTCTGCTTCGCATCGCGATCGGTCATCTGCTCACGTACGGGCTCGGCTGGACCTCGCTCGCGAACGTGATGACTCTCACGCACGGCGCGCAAGTGCCGTCGAACTTCCGCCCGGGCTTCGCGTGCCTCCTCATGCGGCGCTTCGCCGAGCCCGGCTCGACCGTCGTCGACACCTCGGCGGGCTACGGCGGACGTCTCGTCGGCTTCCTTGCGTCGCCGTGCGCGAGCTACATCGGCATCGACCCTGCGACCGAGACGCACGCCGCGAACGAGCGCCTCGTCGCTGATCTCTGCCCGCCGTCGAAGAGCGTCGAGCTGATCTGCGAAGCCGCCGAAGACGTGGCGCCCGAGCAGCTCAAGGGTTGCGCTGATCTCTGCGTGACGAGCCCGCCGTACTTCTCGAAAGAGCGCTACTCAGACGAGCCGACGCAGTCATGGAAGCGCTACGCGACGGGCGCAGAGTGGCGCGACCGCTTCCTGATCCCGATGCTCGCGCTGCAGTACGCCGCGCTGCGTCGCCGGGGCGTCGCGGTCGTGAACATCGCCGACGTCGAGATCGGCCGCGAGACGATCCCGCTCGTCGACTGGACGCTCGCCGGGGCGCGCGACGTCGGCTTCGAGATCGAAGACGTCGAGCAGATGCCCCTGACGCGCCGCTGGGGGCCGCAAGACGACGTCGTGCACACCGAGCCCGTGCTCGTGCTGCGGAAGCGATGAGCCAGCCCGTCTGCGGACAGCCGACAGCAGCAGGGCACCCGTGCCGCAAGCTCGCGATGCTCGGCGCCGATCGCTGCGCAGTGCATCTCGGGCTCGCGCGCAAGCCGACGACGCTGACGCAGACGATCGCCGACAACCTCGTGACGATGCTCGCAGCCGGGAACTACCGGCACGTCGCGCTCGCAGCGGTGAGCGTGCCAGCGCAGACCTACCGCGACTGGCTGGCGCGCGGCACGTCGGGCAAGCTCGCCGACGAGCCCTTCCGTGAGCTGCGCGAGCGCGTCGAGCAAGCGGAAGCGCAGGGCGAGGTCAGGCTCGTGACCGCGATCGCTCGCGCAGCGCAAGACGACTGGCGCGCAGCGCTCGCGCTGCTTGAGCGCGAGTACCCCGAGCGCTGGGGGCCGGTCAGCGTGAGAACGCGCGACGTCGAGCTGCCCGAGCAGCCGCTCGTGACGCCGTCCGACCCAGACGACCCCTTCCGCGAGGTCGACGAGCTTGCCTCACGGCGCAGCCTCCGGGCCGGGTGAGCTTGGCGCGTTCGGCCGCTTCTGCGAGGCGCTGCTTCTACTTGAGCAGGGCGGGCCGCTCACGCTTGAGAACTACCAGCGTCGCCTGCTAGCCGACTACTTCGACGGCGTCGTCGAGACGCTCGTGCTGATCCCGAAGAAGAACGGGAAGACGACGCTGCTCGCCGCGCTCGCGCTCTGGCACTTGATCCGCGTCGCTGACGCCGAGTGCGTGATCGGGGCCGCGAGCCGCGACCAGGCGACGATCTTGTACGAGCAGGCGGTCGGCTTCGTCTCGCGCTCGCCGAAGCTGCAAGAGCGCGTCGTCACGAAGCGCGGCTACCGCGAAGTGCGCTCGAAGCTCGACTCGGGCCGGATCAGGGTGCTCGCGGCCGACGTCGACACCGCCGACGGGATCATCCCGACGCTCGCGCTCGTCGACGAGCTGCACCGCCACAAGTCGGCTGACCTCTACGGCATCTTCCGCGACGGGCTCGGCCCGCGCGGCGGGCAGATGATCACGATCTCGACGGCCGGGGATCGCGAGCTGAGCGCGCTCGGGCTCATGCGGCAAGCGGCGCGCAAGCTGCCCGGGCTCACGATCGAGGGTCGCTACCGGCACGTGCGCACGCCCGACGACGCCTTCGCGATGCACGAGTGGGCGCTCGACGACACCGACGACACCGACAACTTGCAGCTCGTGAAGCTCGTCAACCCGGCGAGCTGGCAGACGATCGAGATGCTCGCGCAGCGGCACTCTTCGCCCTCGATGCTGCCGTGGCAGTGGCAGCGCTTCGCGTGCGGCATCTGGACGGGCTCGGAGGCGTGGTGGCTCAAGCCCGAAGACTGGCGCGACGCCGAGTCGCCCTTCGTGCTCGAACCCGGCGACGTCGTCGCGCTCGGCTTCGACGGCTCGCGCTACGGCGACGCGACCGGGCTCGTGGCGTGCAGGCTCAGCGACGGGCTCGTGCAGCCGCTCGGGCTCTGGGAGAGCCCGCAGGGCGTGCGCGAGTGGGAAGTGCCGACGAGCGAAGTCGACGCGATCGTCGCCGAGGCGTTCGAGACGTACAAGGTCGCTCGCGCGTACTTCGACCCGCCGCTCTGGCAGTCGGAGATCGACTCGTGGGCGCGCGACTACGGCGAAGAGGTCGTCGTGCGCTACCCGACCAACCGCTCGCGATTCATGGCGGCGACCGAGCGCTTCCGCACCGACGTGCGCGAGGGGCTCGTGCCGCACACCGGGGACGACGATCTCACCCGCCATATCCTCGCCGCGACGGTCCGCGAGACGCGCGGCGGCTACTGGCTCGAAAAGGCGAGAGGCGACCACATCGACCTAGCGACCGCAGCCGTGCTCGCGTACGAGGCGCGCTGCGATCTGATCGCGACCGGCTGGAAGCCGCGCTCGCGCGTACCCGTGAGCTTCTGAGAGATGGCTGACCCCCTGCAACCGCTGAGCACCCCGGTCGTCGTGCCGACGTCGAGCACGCCCGACGACTGGCGCGACGCGCTGCTCAGCCAGCTCGCCGCGCGGCAGCCCGGCCTCGCGAAGTTCGACTCCTACTACAAGGGCGAGCACAAGCTGCTGTTCGCGACGGCGAAGTTCCGCGAGGTCTTCGGGATCATCTTCGCGACGTTCTCGGACAACTGGTGCGACCTCGTCGTCGACGCGAGCGCAGAGCGGCTCGTCGTCGAGGGCTTCCGCTTCGACGAGGACTCGCAGGGCGACTCGAAGGCGTGGGACATCTGGCAGGCGAACGACCTCGACGCTGAGAGCGATCTCGCGCACTCCGAGTCGGTCAAGCTCGGCTGCTCGTACGCGCTTGTCGGCCCCGACGACGGCGGCGAGCCGACGGTGCAGATCGAGCCGCCGACGAACGCGATCGTGGCGCTTGATCCGGCGATGGGCCGGACGCGGCTCGCGGGGCTGCGCGATTGGGTCGACGAGTGGGGCGTCGAGCACTGCGTCGTCTACCTGCCCGATCAGATCGTGTGGTACCACCGCGACGAGAAGCGCGACATCTGGATCGAAGACGAGGTCGGCTCGGGCGCGAACCCGCTCGGGGTCGTGCCGCTCGTGCCCTTGCCGAACGCGCCGACGCTGCGCGAGCGTCAGGGCCGCTCAGACATCGAGCGCGTGATCCCGCTCCAAGACGCCGTCAACAAGATCGCCGCCGACATGATCGTTGCGTCCGAGTACGCGGCGTTCCCGCAGCGCTGGGTGACCGGGATCGAGATTCCGGTCTACCCGGCCGACCACACGCTCGCCGGGCAGCCGCTCCCGAGCTTCACGCAGTTCCTCGGCGGCGCCGATCGCGTCTTCGCAGTCGAAGACGTCAACGCCAAGTTCGGCAACTTCCAGGTCAGCGACCTCGGCATCTACGTGAAGGCGATCGAGATGCTGATCCAGCACGTCGCCGCGCAGACGCGCACGCCGCCGCACTACCTGCTCGGGCAGTCGGGCGCGTTCCCGTCGGGTGAGTCGCTCAAGGCGACCGAGACGGGGCTCGTCGCGAAGGTGAAGCGCAAGCAGCTCGCGCTCGGCGAGGGCTGGGAAGAGGTTATGCGGCTCTGCTTCAAGATCGAGGGCGACGAGATGCGCTCGACGTCGACGAGCTGCGAGACGATCTGGCGCAACCCCGAAGTCCGCTCGACGGCCGAGATCGTCGACGCAGCGGTGAAGCTCGCGTCGATCGGCGTTCCCCGCCCGGCCCTCTGGGAGTTCGTCGGCGCGACCCCGCAGCAGGTCGAGCGCTGGATCACCGAGGGCGAGCCCGAAGGCCCGCCCGTCGTGGCGCGCGAGACGATCGCCGCGAGCCCCGGCGAAGCAAGCGCGCAGCTCCCCGGTCAGGCCGGTGAGGCGACGACTGTCGCCCCGACGAGCGCGACCGAGAAGACGCAACCCGTACCACCAACGAAGTAGGAGGCCAGAAGTGGCTGACGACGACTCGGGCGACCCCGGCGCGACGCCGGACGAGCCCCCGACCCCCGAGGGCGCGACGCCCGACGGGCCGACTGGACGGCGCGATGCTGCCGGTCGTGACGACGACGCTGCGCTCCGTGATCGGGGCAAGGCGGCTCTCGACAAGGAGCGCGACGCGAGGCGCGAGGCCGAGCGACGGGCTCAGGAAGCCGAGAGGCGACTGCAAGAGCTGGAAGACGCGGGCAAGACGGAAGTCGAGCGTGCGATCTCCCGTCTCGATCGGCAGTCAGCCGAACTCGAAAGCGAGCGCGGCCGAGCGGCCGAGCTTGAGAGGCGGCTACAGGAGCGCGAGCTTCACGAGTTGAAGCGCTCTGTCGCCGACGAGTTCGGTATCCCGCTCAGTGCGGCGCACCGCCTGCAGGGCACCGATCTTCGGTCCCTGAAAGCTGACGCTCAGAAGTTCCTCGACGAGCGACCGACTCAGAGCACGGGCTCGATCGGGGTCGGACGCGGCGGGGGCTCAGCGGGGCGCGGCGGCGTCGACATGAACGCACTTATCCGCGAGGCATCGGGCCGGTCATAGGGCCGGGCACGCCCCGCTCTTCGCCTGTCACGAAAGGACAGACGTACCGATGGCTTACAACAACATCGTCGACCGCACGGGGGCGACTGCCCTCATCCCCGAGGAGTACGCGCGAGACATCATCGAGCACATACCCGACGAGTCGGCGGCGCTGAGCATGTTCCGCCACGTCCCGATGTCGCGCGGGCAGCTTCGTATGCCCGCCGAGTCGGCGCTTGCGATGGCGTACTTCGTCAACGGAGATACGGGGATCAAGCAGACGACCGAGGCTCAGTGGGCCAACCTCTACCTCAACGCCGAAGAGCTTGCGGCGATCGTCCCGATCCCCGAGCCCGTCCTCGACGACGTCGCCTATGACATCTGGGGGCTGATCCGCCCGCAGCTCACGGAGGCGCTCGCTCGTGCGCTCGACGCGGCCGTGTTCTTCGGGACGAACAAGCCCGCGAGCTGGCCCAGCGCGATCATCGCCGAGGCGACCACTGTCGGGGCCACCGTCACCGAGGGCGCGAACGCGGCGGCGGCAGGCGGCATCGTCGGCGACTTCTCGGACGTCTTCGGCAAGGTCGAAGCGTTCGGCTACGACGTCAACGGGATCGTCGCCAACCGCACGATCAAGGGCAAGCTCCGTCAGGCCCGCGCGACGACAGGCGAGCAGCTCTCGAACCCCGAGCCGAGCGGCCCCGCAGGGTCGACGCCCGACTCGGTCGTCTACTCGGTGCCGATCAACTACCCGATGCGCGGGCTCTGGCCCGCCCCGGCGACGGGCGCGGCCGAAGCGGTCGTCGGCGACTTCTCGCAGGGTCTTCTCGGCATCCGTCAAGACCTCACCTGGAAGATTCTCGACCAGGCCGTGATCATGGACAACTCGGCGCCGCCACAGGTGATCTACAACCTTGCGCAGCAGGACATGGTCGCGATGCGCGTCGTCGCCCGCTTCGCCTTCCAGGTCGCGAACCGGCTCACCTACGAGCAGCCGACGGCGGCAAGCCGCTACCCGTTCGGCGTCCTCCTCCACGCGTGATGAGCGAGAGAGCGACACCCACCAGGAAGACCGCGTCGAAGACGGACACGGAAGCGACGCCCGCCCATCCGGGCGGCGATCCAGGGACGACCGATCCCGGGGTGCTCGAAGAGGGGCACCCCTACACGACCGCGCTCGATCTCGGCTGGTACGGCGACCCGTCGACGCCGAAGGAGTCAGACATCGACCCGACGTATGCCGGTGCGGTCGCACGTGCTCGGAAGGACGAGTGAGCACGACCGACCCGACCGACGAAGAGTCTCGGGCGGCGCTCTGGCGACAGCAGTGGCAGAACCGCGTTGCGTATCGCAACTACCTATGGCTGAACGTTCTCAGAGCGCCGCCTGGGCCACGTCAAGACCTGATCGCGGCCTGGATGCCCGTGATTCTCGGCGCGGCCGAGAAGCAAGCGGGGCCGATCCCGCCCGAGTACGACCTCTAAGCGAGGAGGAGCCATGTCGTACGTAGACCCGTCGACGCCGACGACACCGCCGCCGACGACACCGCCGCCCGGCACGCAAGCGCAAGACGCAGCCTGGCGCCCGACCGTCGACGACGTCGCCGCGCTGCTCCGTGCTCGCACGAAGAACGGCAGCGGCAACGAGGTCGGCACTTTCGACAACACGACCCGCCCGACCGACATCGAGGTCGAGCGGCTGATCACCAACGGCGTCGCGAAGGTCGCGAGCGTCGTCGGCTACACCCTGCCCGATGACTGCTGGGAAGAGGCGGCGCATCTCGCCTGCCTGGTCGCGGCGTGTCAGATCGAACTCTCGTACTGGCCCGAGCAGGTGCGCACCGAGCGCTCGCCCTACTCGATGCTCTGGCAGCAGTACCAGCTCGACATCGGCCCCTTCGCCGAGTACGTCGCGACGGTGCAGCCGTCGGGCATCTCGACGAAGGCCGGGACGCTGTACGTCGCGTCGGCGACGACCAACTTCGCCTATCAGTTCGGCTTCGGCACGAGCGGTGCGAGCGGCTCGATCGTCCCGCTGGACGACATCGTCAACGTTGGCTGAAAGCTCGGCAGCCGTCGCAGCTCCGCGCGTCTCGATCGAGGTCGTCGGCGCACGTCACGCGGCCGACGCGATCCTCGAAGTCGGCGCCCGAGCTGCTGACGTGATCCCGGTCAGCGAAGCCATCCGCAAGATCGTCCTCGAATCGAACCGGCGCCGCTTCGAGACGGACGGGCTCGGGACGTGGGCGCCGCTCGCGTCGTCGACGCTCGACTCGAAGGCGCGCGCGGGCGAGCCCGACACCCCGCTCGTCGCGACCGGCGCGCTGTACCGCTCGCTCACCGACGAGCTGGCCGACGATCAGATCGACGAGCGCGCGCCGCAAGAGCTGCGCTTCGGCACGAAGGTCCCGTACGCCGTCTTCCACGGCAGCGGCACGCGCACGATGCCGCAGCGCGAGCCGGTGCTGCTGCTGCCGAGCGAGCGCAACTCGATCCGCGAACTCTGCGAGGTCTACGTCGCCAAGGGGCTCCCGTGAGCGTCGTCCTGAGCCCGTCGATCTTCGGCCCGATCATCACGGGCGGCGACATCGAGGACTGGACGCTCGCCCTGCTCAAGCGCTGGTACTCGACCTACCTCGCCGAAGTCGAGCGTCAGCACGCGATGAGCGGGCACGACCTGCCCCGGCCGCTCGCGTACGCGATCGGGACGAGCTTCGACAAGTGGCCCGAGGATCAGGTGCCCGCCGTGATCGTCGCGACACGCGGCACCTTCGACCGACCGACCCGCGACGGCGGCGGCATCTACAACGCCCGCTGGGCGGTCGACGTCGGTGTCGTCTGCTCAGCGTCGACGCAAGCTCAGAGCCACCGGCTCGCGCAGCTCTACACCGGGGCGGCGCGCGACCTGATCCTGCAGCGACCGTCGCTCGACGGGCAGCTCTGGGGCGGGATCATCTGGACAGGCGAGGACTACACCGGGCTCGCCTACGACGACACGCGCTCGCTCTACTCGGGCTCGGTGCAGGTCGCGATCCAGGCGAACGCGGTTGCGGTCGCCAACGCAGGGCCGACGACGCCCGACGCCCCGCTCTCGCCCGACGACACCGTGCCGTGGCAGGACTGGCCGACCGTCAAGGAAGGCGAGGTCGGCATCGAGATCGACATCGAGGAGCCGGGCTCGGTCACGCAGCCATCCAACGCTAGAGAGGAGAAGTGATGAGGCCAGGCGTTGACGTTTTCAGTCGTGCGCTACCCGTCCCGCCGACCGTCCCGACTGACACGGGCGTCGGCTTCCTGATCGGCCCGAACCTCGCGACGGGCGGGCCACCGAACCCACCGAACCCGGGGCTTCTGCACTCGATGACCGACTTCGTGAACGTCTACGGCGACCGGCAGGGGCAGGAGGTCAGCTACGACGCCGCCGACGTGTTCTTCCGCGAGGGCGGCGCAGCTCTCTACATGGGCTCGACGACGATCCCGGCCGGGCTGCTCGCCACCCAGAAGTCGCGCGGCGCGAAGAGCGAGGCGACGAGCGAGGACGCTCCCGCGCAGCAGGTGGCCGACCCTGGGATCGCCGCCGCGCTCGCAGCGCTGACGAAGGACCTTGGCCCCGGCCAGGTCTTCATCGCCGACCCGGTGCTCGCGGCAGACGTCGCGAATCAGTCGGCGATTCTCGCGCACGCCGCCGCCACCAACCGGGTCGCGCTGCTCTCGACGACCGACGGCGACGCGACGACGCTCACCGCCGCCGCGACGGCGCTGCACTCGGACGCGAACGCGCAGTACGGCGCTCTCTTCGCCCCGTCGGCGATCGTGCCCGGCGTCACGCCCGGCACGACCCGGACGGTGCCGTGGGCGGCTGTCGCGGCGGGGATCATGGCCCGCAACGACGCGAGCAACAACCCGAACGTGCCCTCTGCGGGCGACCTCGGGATCAGCCTCTACGCGATGGGGCTCTTCGCCCCGAGCCCGGGCTACACCGACACCGACTTCTCGAACCTCAACGGGGCCGGGTGCAACATGGCCCGGGTCATCTACGGCGTCATCGAGACGTACGGCTACCGCAGCATCGTCGACCCGACGTCGCAGCTCTTCGTGACCTGGGGCCAGTTCGGCAACGTGCGCCTCAACATGGCGATCACCGCGCAAGCCGAAGCGATCGGTGAGAGCTACGTGTTCACGCAGCTCGACGGCCGGGGCGTCACGATCGGCGACTTCGGCTCGGAGCTGTCGTCGATGCTGACCGACTTCTACACCGCAGGCGCGCTGTACGGCGACACCGCTCAAGACGCGTTCTCGGTCAACGTCGGCCCGAACGTCAACACACCTACGACGATCACGAACGGCGAGCTGCACGCCATCTTGGAGGTCTGCATGGCGCCGATGGCCGAGTGGGTCGTCATCGAGATCGTCAAGGTGCCGATCACGCAACCGCTCTCAGCGCAGGCGCCACCGCCCTCGGCGCTCGCGGCGTAAGGAAGGGAGGAAGAGATGGCTGCTGGGCACACCACACGCAAGGATCAGTTCGCCGTCGGCATCGTCGTCGACGGCCGCAACCTCGGTATCTGGGATCAGCTCACCGGGGGCGAGATCGACTCGGCCGACAGCATCTACCGGCCGGGGGCGATGGGGCCACCGATCTCGCTCGGCGGGTACGTCACCGTCGGCGCGCTCACCGTGCAACGGCTCTACGACATCGACCGCGACGGGCCGCAGATTCACTGGCTGATCACGCGCGTCGGCAAGGGCAAGGTCGTCGTCTCCAAGAAGAGCCTCGACACCGACGGCAACGTCTACGGCCCCGCGATGACGTACACGACACGGCTCAAGAAGGTGACCCCGCCAGAGGCAGACTCGATGCTCGCCGACGCGGCGATGCTGCAGCTCGAACTCTCGCCCTTCGGGACCGTCGCATGAGCACCGAGCAGGACGCCCCGCCGCTCGACGTCGACGACGCGACACTCGCGCACCAGGCGGGCTACTTCGACGACGGCGCCCCGAGCCCGAACGGCGACGCCCCGCTGAGCCTGCTCGATCAGCTCCGCGCCGACCGGGCCGAGATCGCCGAAGAGCACACCCTCGACATCGTCATCCCCGGATGGCACCGCCGTCTCGGGCTGCGACTCGGGCCGATCACGACACGACAGATCGGGGCGATGCTCGATCGCGTCAAGCGCGGCTCGACCAGTGAGCAGCTCGGCGCTGCGACCGACACGCTCGTCGCCGCGACGCGCTGCGTGCTCATCCGGGCCGACGCGTCAGACGCGTTCGAGCCCGTCACCGTCGACGGGGTCGAGATCGGGCTCGAAGCGAAGCTGACCGACGCGCTCGGGCTCGGCGCCAACATCACGACGGCGCGGGGCGTGCTCTTCGCGCTGTACGCCGGGGCGAACGCGCCCGACGTCGCGATCCAGGCGGCGAACGCCGACTACAGCGATTGGGCGCGCGAAGCCTCCGACGACGTCGACGAGGAGTTCCGGGGGGAATAGCTCGCGGTGGCCCCGTCCAGGTCGCCGCGCAGCTCGCAGCTCTCGGCCTCCCCGGCTGGCTCTTCCTGACGACCGAAGACCACGAGGTACGTCTCGTGCTGCAAGCGCTCTCGGTCGCAGCCGAAGAGCACCGGCAGCGGCTCGACAACAACCTCGCGGCGACCGTGCTCAACCTCTACGCGAAGGCGCAGCGATAGATGGAACTCGTCGAGGTCTTCTACCTCGCTCGCAACGTCGACAGCTTCGTAGCGGACGCCCGGAAGGCGGCTGGGGCGACGGCTGCCGTCGGCGAAGAGAGCCAGGTCGCCGGGGCGAAGGCGGGCAAGGGCGCGAAGGGGCTGCTCGGCTGGGCGGCAGCCGGGGTCGCGCTGTACGCCGGGACGAAGGTGATCTCGTCGTCGACGAAGGCCGTCTCCGATCTCGCCACGCAGACGCTCGCGCTGCAGAAGGTCACGGGGATGGACACCCAGACCGCGAGCGAGTGGATCAGTGCCGCGAAGGAGCGTGGCATCCAGGGCCGCGCGCTCGACACGATGTTCATCCGGCTCTCGAAGTCGATCGAGTCGTCGCGTCTCGGGACCGTGAAGGAGAATCAGACGATCGCCGCGCTGCGCGCGCAGATCGGCGAAGTCGCAGCGGCGGGAGGGCCGAAGGCCGTCGCCACGATCCAGCACTTGAGCGCCGCGATCGTGCGCGCTCAGCAGTCGGGCGAGAAGGCCCGCCAGACGCTGCACCTGCTCGGCATACCGCTCGCCGACATCTCGAAGGGCAACACCGAAGACGTGCTGCTCCGCGTCGCAGATCGCTTCCAGACGATGCGGGACCCTGCTCAGCGTGCCGCGCTCGTGCTGCAGCTCTTCGGCCGTCAGGGGCAGCAGCTCCTACCCGTGCTCGCGGGCGGTCGCAAGGGCGTCGAGGAGTTCCTCGCCGCGCAGCAGAAGAGCGGCAACTACCTCGCGGGCAAGGGGCTCACCGACACCATGAAATACGTCCGGCAGCAACGCGAGATGTCGGCCGCGTTCGCAGGGGCGAAGCTGCAGCTCGGGCAGGCACTCCTGCCGGTGATGCTCTCGCTCGCGCGGGCGCTGACCAGCATCTTCCGGGCGCTGCAGCCGCTCTTGAAGAACGGTCCGCTCGTGCGCACGATCATCTTCGGGCTCGCGACCGCGTTCCTCGCCTGGAAGGCGGCAGAGGCGGCGGTCTTCCTCGCCAACACCGTGCTCATCCCGTCGCTCGCAGCGCTCGGCGTCACGATGGACACCCTCGAAGCCGGGCCGGTGTTCCTGATCATCGCCGGGGTGATCGCGATCGGCGTGGCGCTGTACGAGCTTTACAAGCACTGCAAGGTCTTCCGCGACATCGTCAACGAGGCGTTCAGCGCGGCGCTCTCGATCATCCAGACCGTCTGGAAGTGGGTCAAGCAGTATTGGCCGCTCCTCGTCGGGGTGCTCTTCGGCCCCTTCGGGCTCGCGGTCGCGCTGATCGCGACGCACTGGAAGCGGGTCAAGGCGATCCTGCTCGACGTCTGGAACTGGATCAGGAAGAACTGGCCGCTGCTCGTGGGCGCGCTCTTCGGCCCCTTCGGGATCGCCATCGCCCTGATCGTGACGCACTTCAAGAAGATCGAAGACGCCGCGCTCAGCGTCATCCACGCCGTCGAGCGCGCGATCCACAAGCTCGCCCGCGATCTGACGTCGATCCCTCACATGATCACGAAGGCGGTCAAGTCGGTTCCCGGCGTCGGCGGCGTGATCTCGCTCGGCTCGAAGGCACTCGGCGCGATCGGGCTGCAGGCCGGGGGGACGGTGACGCAGTCGGGCGCCGTGCTCGTCGGCGAGCGTGGCCCCGAGATGGTCTTCCTGCCGCAGGCGGCGCGAGTCGTGCCGCTGCAGATGGGCCAGGTCCCGATGGCCGGGCATCATCGCGGCGAGGGACGCTCGCTCGTGATCGAGGTTCCCGTGATGCTCAACGAGAAGGTGATCGCGCGAGCGGTCGCGCAGGTGACGGCCGACATGATGGCGCGACGGTGAAGTCGAGCAAGCGCGCACCCGTCGGCTGGCTGCGCATCTCAAGCGACGACCCGCCGACGTCGCTGCTCGTGCGTCTCAGCGACCAGCGCCCGAACATCGACTCGGGCTACGGCGGCTGGAACGCGGTCGTACGGCCCCGGCGTCACCCCTACACGACCTGGGCCGGGACCCCGGTGCTGCACCAAACCGTCGGTGTCGTCTTCGACGGCTACATCTCGGGCGCGAGCGTCGAGCGCCCGCTCGCGCAGCTCGAACGCCTCGCCTTCCCGAGCGCGAAGGACAACACCCCGCCGCGCGTGACGATCGCGACGACGGGCGGCGCCGTCCCGCACCAGGATCGCGTCTGGGTGATCGACAACTTGCAGTGGGGCGACAACGCGGTGATGAACAGGCGCGGCAACCGCATCCGCCAGGACGTGATCATCGGGCTCTTGGAGTACGTGCACGACACGCTCCTCGAAGAGCTGTCAGCGGCAGCTCGTCAGCGCGTCAAAGCCGCCGCGTACGTGAAAAAGGCGGGCGCACCTTCCAAGAGCGTGATCTCGGCGCTCGTGCACCAAGCAGCGCTGCAGGTGCCAGCGAACCCGCCCGCGCGAGCCGCTGTCTCGGCGACGTCGACGTCGAGCTTCGCGCAGGGCGAAGACCTCCTGACGATCGCGGCGCGCGAGCTGGGCGACGCGAGCAGATGGGTCGAGATCGCGCAGCTCAACGGCATCCGTGACCCGCGCGCGATCTCTCCCGGGCAGGTGATCCGGCTCCCGTGAGCAACCTTGCGAGCGGCACCCTCCCCGAGCTGAGCGGCTCAGACGGGCTTGACCTCGGTCGTCTCGTGCTCGACGCGGTCGCGAAGACGGGCGGGCTCGCGATCCCCGACGAGCGCATCGACAGGATGGTCGTCGACGGGAGCTTGAGCCGCACGATGGAGGGCGCGTCGACGCTGACGCTGCAGCTCCACGACCCGCTACGGGCGCTGCTCCGATCGGGCGTCTGCTCGACGCAGTGCGACATGGAGCTGGACGGGGTGTGGTGGCGCTCGGTGCAGGTGACGAAGCAGGGCGACGGGGTCACGATGACGTTCGAGGATCGCGCCGTCTCGCTGCTGCGTCTCTACTCCTCACCCCGGAAGGCGAGCCGCGACTCGATGACACGAGCCGAGTTCGCGCAGTCGCTCGTGAGAGAGGTCAAGCCGTTCGGCGGCATACGCTTCGTCTCGCCGCAGCTCGCGACGGTGCAGCCGGTCGCGATCACGAGCAAGTCGAACAAGCTCTCGAACGATCCGGCGACACGCGCGGCGAGCGTGCAGCAGGGGCTCTCGCCGAGCGCGAAGCTGAGCATCGAGGGCAGCGCGCTCGACGCCGAGCAGCGCGACCTCGCTCAGCGGATGATGGACGTCGCTTCGAGCTTGAACGCTGGGACGCTCGCGACGCTCGCGCTGATCGAGGCGTGCATCGACGAGTCGACGATGCGCAACATCACCTACGGGACGGGCTCGTCGACGGGCATCTTGCAAGTGCTGCAGACGACGGGGCAAGACATGGGCGTCGACCCGATGAATCCCGAGCAGTGCGCCAACGCCTTCCTCACTCGCGGCTTCACCGGCAAGGGCGGCGCGATCGCGCTTGCAGCTCAGAACCCGGGATGGTCCGCCGGGACGGTCGCGCAGGCGGTGCAGGGCTCGGCCTTCGCTGACCCGTACGACCGCTACCAGGCCGACGCCGAGGCGATCGTGACCGCCTACGGGGGTGTCTCGGGCGGCGGCACGATGCCCGTCGGGACCGGCACGAGCGCGCTCGCAGCAGCCCCTACGACGGTCACCGAGACGCTCCCCTACCAGTTCACCCGGGGCGGGACGAACGGCAAGCGTGAGACGAGCTGGGCGTGCCTGCAGCGTCTCGCGCAGGAGGTCAACTGGCGCTGCTTCGTGACCTCGAACGCGTGCTACTTCGCCGCCGAGACGGCACTGCTCGCAGCCAAGCCCGTGCTCGCGATCAACGAGCGCACCCAAGGCGTCGACGGGATCGACTTCGACGTCGACAACGGCAAGGCGATCAGCGAGTCGCACGTGACAGCGCGCGCGACGCGCTGGGGGGTCCCGCCCGGCTCGGTCGTCGAGCTGCTCGACTGCGGCCCCGCCGATGGGCGCTGGCTCGTGACGACGATCGAGCGCTCGCTCTTCGACCCCGAGTCGACGATCACGCTCAAGCGCGCGACCGCGCCGCTCAAGGAGCCGCCGAACCCGACGAAGACGATCAGCGTCCCCGGCGCCGCGCTCAGCGGGCCGAGCGCGAGCGATCCGGGCATGGCGGGCTCAGCGCTCGGCGGGCAGGCGCCCGACGTGATCGCGCAGCTTTACCAGGCCGCGATCGCGTTCTCGGCGAAGCGCTGGCCCTACGTCTGGGGCGGCGGGCACGCGCACGCAGGGGTCGCCGACAACCCGCAGATACCCGACCCGTGGCAGGGCGGCGCGATCAACCCCGGGATCGGCTTCGACTGCTCAGGCACGCAAGCGGCGATCCTCTCTCAAGTCGGGATGGGCTTCACGCCCGGGCAGTCCGTGCCCGGTAGCGGCACGATGGCCGCGACGTGGGGCGATCCCGGCCCCGGCCAGTTCTTCACGCTGTACGCGAACAACGATCACGTCTTCTCGTACTTCCACACGTCGACGGGCGACCAGCACTTCGGCACCGACGTCGAGCCCGACGGCTTCCAGCCCTCGCTTCGCTCGACCGACGGCTTCACCCCGCGACACTGGCCCGGCTGCTGAGAGATGCCCGACCCCGACCTCGTCATGCGAGCGCAGATCGCGCAGCGCGCCCCCGACAGCGTCCCGATCTCGGCCGTCCGGGGCGTGATCGCGAACTCGGTCGGCGTCGGCGGCGACCTCTACGTGCTCGTCCCCGCCTACGACGGCTCGCGTCAGCGCTGGGGGCCGTGCCAGTGGGTGCCCTCGACCGCGCTACCCGTGCGCGGCGAGCCCTGTCTCGTCGTCTTCGACGAGCAGCGCACCCCGTGGGTGATGACGATCGCGTCCGTCTCCGGGACGGGCGCACCCGGTCCGCCCGGACCCGAGGGGCCAGAAGGCCCGGCGGGTCCTGCAGGCCCGGCAGGCGCGACAGGGCCGAAGGGCGACACGGGCGCGACCGGCGCGGCAGGTCCGCAGGGGCCAGCGGGTGCGGCAGGTGCGGCAGGGCCAGCGGGCGCGACAGGACCGGCGGGGCCAGCGGGCACACCCGCCGATCTCAGCTACCTCGGCGACTTCGTCTCGGGCAACTCCTACGTCGACGGCGACATCGTCGTCTACAACGGCGTCCTCTACGAGTGCGTCCAGCCGACGAGCGCCGCCCCGACGCCGTGGCCGGTCACCGGGGTCGGGCTCGTCTCCTACGGCACGACGCTCCCGGCCTCGCCCTTCGACGGGCAAGAGGCCGTCCTCGTCGACAGCGTCTCGAACCCGACCTATCAGTGGCGCTTCCGCTACAACGCCGGGTCGACGAGCGCGTACAAGTGGGAGTTCGTCGGTGGCGCTCCCATCCAGCTCGACTCGTTCGCCGACTGGTCGACCGCGAGCGCGGCTTACGTTGCCACCGACCTCGGCGCCGCGGTCCCTCACGCGGGCGACTACGACGTGCGCTGGTCGTCGATGCACTACTGCGACACCGCGACGGGCGGCTACACCGCAACGGTCGTCGCGGTCAGCGCGGCGGCTACGAGCGATAACAGCGCGATCGTCAACACCGTGCTCGGAGCGACTGAGTCGACCTACGGCACCCGAGACTTGCGCGTGACGGGGGTCGGGGCGGGTGCCACGCTCACGATCTACGCGAAGGTGAGTGGCGGCGGGACCGCGCACTTCGCTCGCAGGCACCTCGTCGTCGTCCCTGCGAGGGTCGCGTGACCACGACCGTCGAGCCGCAAGCATCCCCGAGCCCAGCCTCGACTGCTTGGGTCCCGGTCGGCCCGACGATGGCGGGCATCCCCCCGGTCGTCAACGGGCAGTGGATCAAGGGCGTCGGCGGCGCGGCGGTGTGGTCGCCGATCGCGCAGAGCGACCTTCCGGCGAACGTCGGGCCGAGCACGGCTACCCCCACCGACTGGAACGCGGTCGCCGCGAGCGGCTGGTACCTCGCGACCGGGGCCGCGAACGCTCCCGCCCCTGGGACGTGGTACGGCCTCTGCGTCGCCTTTAGCTCGGCCTGGCAGACGCAGACGCTCACCGAGTCAGTCTCGGCGGGCGGCTGGCCGCGCGTCTTCACCCGACAGCTCTCGAACGGCACCTGGGGGCCGTGGCTCAGGCAGCGCCAGTGCGTCGCCGCAGGGCTCGTCAACAACACGGGCGCGATCATCCACGGCAGCGGCTTCACCGTCGCGCACACGTCGGCGGGCAACTTCACGATCACGATCACCAACGGGTTCAGCAGCAGCCAGTTCGAGCCGATGGCGACCCCGAACGGGCAGTCGATCGTGATCGGGACGGCGCAGACCTCGAACAACGCCTTCAACGTCTACATAACGACGCCCTCGGCTTGGTACGACGCCCCCTTCTCGTTCGCCGTCTTCGACTCGTTCTCACCGTGAGGAGAAGTCCATGCAGATCACGACCACCGTCGTCCTAGAGAGCGGCGAGAGCTTCGCCTACAGCGCCGACGCCGCAGCCGGGCAAGTGCTCGCAGCGCTCGGCGGCGACCCGGCGACGGATCGCTCGCTCGTCACCGTGACCCACCACGACTCGGGCGAGGCGGGCGCACCCGTGCCCGAAGGGCCACCGCCCGAGCCGCCGTCCTGACCGAAGGGAGGAACCGATGCCGATGACGATCCGCACGACGATCGAGGTCGACGACCCGAGTGAACTCGCCTACACGACCGAGCAGGCGCAGGTGCTCGCCGCGCTCGGCGGTAACCCGACCGTTGACACGAGCCACGTCTCGGTGATGAAAGTCGAGCACGCTTCGGCTGGGGCGAGCGCGGTAGGCGACTTCCCGAGCGCCAGGGAGTCGTGAGCGACGTCCCGCACTTCTCGCTCCCGTTCCGCTTCGCGACGCCGCAGGCGGCGGTGAGCGAGCAGGACACCGTCGACGAGGTCGGCGACTGCATCCTCTCGATCCTCGTCTGCCCCGTCGGCTTCCGCGTCGAGCTGCCGACGTTCGGGACGCCCGACCCGACCTTCGAGAGCCCGATCGACCTCGACGCGATCCAGACGTCGATCGAGACGTGGGAGCCCCGCGCCGCGATGGCGCTGACCGAGCAGCCCGACCTGCTCGACGTGATGGTCGAGCACCTTGAGCTACGCGTGCAGGTGCGCACGGAGGAGTAGATGTCCACGAGCAACTACATACCCGTCGAGATCGACGCCGTCCCGACCGACGTCGCCGCCAACGCGTTCACCTACATCGAGCAGCAGGTGCCCGGCTGGCTGCCGAGCCCGGGCAACCTCGAAGCGTGGCTGATCGAGGCGCTCGCGCAGATCGCGAGCGAGCTGCTCACGCTCGTCTCACAGGTGCCCGACTCGGTCTTCGGCTACTTCGGCGAGACGATCGTCGGGCTGCCGCCCTACCCGGCCGTCGCCGCGACGGGGATGACGAAGTGGACGGCCGTCGACGCGGCGGGCTACGTCGTCAACGCGGGCACGGTCGTCGCGATCACGCCGCCGTCGTCGAGCAGCTCGTACACCTTCCAGGTCGCGCAGAGCTTCGCGATCGCGGCGGGGCAGACCGTCGTCGACAACGTGCAGGTGACCGCGCTCGCGCCGGGCGCAGCGTCGAGCGGCATCACCGGCACGGTGCAGGTGATCGACGCGCTCGACTTCGTGCAGAGCGTCACGCTCGACGCCGCGACGAGCGGCGGCTCTGACGCCGAGGCAGACGACGCCTACCGCTCGCGCCTCTCGGCGCTGCTGACGCTGCTCGCGCGCCGCCCGATCTTGCCGCAAGACTTCGCGACGCTCGTCGTCAGCGACATCGCCGGGGTCGCGAGAGCGACCGCAATCGACCTCTACAACCCCGGCCCGCCGATCGTCACGAACGAGGAGCGCTGCGTCACCGTCGCGATCTGCGACGCGAGCGGGAACCCGTGCTCGGCCGCGATCAAGACGCAGGCCGACGATCTGCTGCAGAGCGAGCGCGAGGTCAACTTCCTCGTCTTCGTCGTCGACCCGACCTACACGACGATCGACGTCACCGCCGACGTCGTCTGCAACCCCGGCTACGACCCGGCGCAGGTGCAGTCGGCGGCGAGCAACGCGCTCGCGAACTACCTCTCGTCGGCGAGCTGGGGCGTGCCGACCTACGGCGACCCCTCGGTGCACTCGTGGCTCAACACGACGGTCGTGCGGTACAACGACGTGATCGGCGTGCTCGACCGTGTCGCCGGGCTCAGCTACGTCTCATCGCTCACGCTCGGCGTCGGTGGCGGCGCGCAGGCGGCAGCCGACGTCGCGCTCGGCGGTGTCGCCCCGCTGACGCAGCCGGGCGCGATCGCTGTCACCGCGACATGAGCTTCGCCGAGCGCTTCCCCCGGGTGCAGCCCCGCGCGGTCCTGACGCCCCCGCCCGCGCTCGCGCCCGCGAGCTTCGCCGCGCGGCTCTACAACGCGCTCGGGCCGCTCGCGCAGTACGACCCGACGAACGGCTGGTCGCTGCTGATCCTCTGCAACGCGATCGGGCAAGGCTTCCAGCTCCCCGACACGTGGCTTCGTGACACGCCCGACGGCCCCGGCTGGTCGCTGCTGCTCGACGTCAACCGCTGCCCGACCGAGGCGCTCGGCTGGCTCGCGCAGCTCGTCGGCGTCCGTCTGCTGCCGGGCGCGAGCGACAGCGACAGCCGCCACCGGATCGCGAACGTCTCGGGCTGGTGGCGCGGCACCCCCGCCAATATCCAGCAGGCCGCTTGGCGCACCCTGACCGGCCAGCAGCGCGTCTACCTCTACGAGCGCGACCCCGACGCGTACGCGCTGACCGTCGTCACCTACTCGTCCGAGACGCCCGACCCGGCCGCAACCGAGGCCGCGATCCTCGCGCAGAAGCCAGCCGGGATCGTGCTCACCTACATCTGCCAGACGGGGCAGGTCTACTCGCAGGTCGTCACGCGCTTCGCGACGTACGCCGCGCTCGACGCCGCATATGCCGACTACGCGCTCGTCCTCGCCGACGAGCCCTAGGCCCGGGAGGTCCGATGGCCCATACCACGCCGATCTACGCGCTGCCCTACCCCGACGAGACGGACACCGCCGACGTCCCGCGCGACGTGCAAGCGCTCGCCAACCGCATCGAGGCGGTGCTCCCCGGGGTCGGGATCAAGACCGGCATGGGCTGCGACTGGTACTCGGCAGCAGCCCCGCCAGCGGGGTTCTTCGCCTGCGACGGCTCCGCAGTCTCACGCACGACGTACGCCGCCCTCTTCGCCGCGCTCGGCACGACCTGGGGCGTCGGCGACGGGACGACCACCTTCAACCTGCCCGACACGCGCGGCCGAGTCATCGTCGGGCTCGGCACGCACGCTGACGTCGCGACGGTCGGGCTCACCGAAGGCTCGCCGCTCGCGAACCGTCGACCTCGTCACCCGCACACGAACGGGCTCGCGCTCACGGGCGCCCCCGGTGTCGGCAGCCTGCAGCTCCCCGACCACGCTCACAGCGTCAGCGACCCGGGCCACTTCCATAGCTTCGTCAGCTACGACTCGGGCGGTCCCGCCAACGTGCCGCAGTCGGCCTCTCCGCAGAACCCGAGCGGTAGCGACCGCAGCGGCGCGTTCGGGTCAGCGGCAGGCCCGATCGTGTCGGCGACGACGGGGCTCGGCGTTGCAGGCGTGACGTCGCACCCCGCGATCGGCGGCGCCCCGACGATCGGCACCCTCGCCGTCGGCGGCACGGTCGGCGCGGCCGGTGTCGCCGTCGACGCACCCGCCTACGTCGTCTGCTCGAAGGTGGTGAAGACGTGAGCGCGGCGAAGGACGCCGACGTGCGGCTCGCAGTGCTCAAGGTGCTCGCCGGGCAGAGCGCCGACTACTTCATCTTTCCGAACGCCGCCGCGTTCGCAGCCGAAGGGCTCGACCCCGCCGAGGTCGCAGACGTGCTCGACGAGCTGCACGCCGAGGGCAAGCTCGACCGCGAGCTGATCACGGTCACGATCGAGCACGCAGACACCGACGGCGAGCCCGAGACGATCCCGGGCGGCTACCGACTCGCAGCCGAGGAGGACGCATGACCGACTGGTGGGAGCAGGCGTACAAGGGCGGGCCGATGGTCGCCGTGCCCGGGTTCCCGCGCCCTCTCTACCCGCCCGACGCGAGCAAGCAGGGCAAGACGGCGAGCGTCGACGGCCCCGACGTCGAGGCGTACAAGCGCACCGTCAGCAGGGCCGGACGCTGGCCGTGGCAGCCCTTCGATCGCGCCTACTCCAACGGGTTCGCGCACGGCAAGAGCGGCAACGTGCCCGAGACGGGCATCGCTGGCATCCAGCGTCAGCAGAAGATCGACGACACAGGCTGGGTCGGCGAGAAGACCTTCAACACGCTCCGCTCGATCCGCATCCCCGTCGAGCTGCCCCACGGCGGCGACATGGCGATGGACGTCACCGCCGCCAACCTGATCGCGCAGGCGTGGCAGCTCTACGGCGGCAAGGAGCCGCCAGCGACCCCGCCAGCACCGTCGACGCCGGGCAAGTCGACGCGCGAGCGAGCGCTCGACGCCGCCATCGGCGAGATCGGCTACGTCGAGTCGGGCGACAACGCGACGAAGTACGGCGACTGGTACGGGATGAATCACCAGCCCTGGTGCGCGATGTTCGTCACGTGGTGCTTCGAGACGGAAGGCGGCGGCTCTCCGAGCTTCGCCCGGGGCTCGAACTACGCGTATTGCCCCTACATCGTCAGCGACGCCCGCAATCAGCGCAACGGGCTCAGCGTGACAAGCTCGCCCGTGCCCGGTGACGTCGTCGTCTACGACTGGTCGTATGACGGCGAGCACGACCACGTCGGCATCTTCGAGCGCTGGGCTGGTGGGTCGAGCTTCGATGTGATCGAGGGGAACACGTCGCCGAGCAACTACTCGAACGGCGGGCAAGTGATGCGCTGCCGTCGCTCGACGAGCAGCCAGGGCACCGTCTTCGTGCGCGTCGCGTGAGCGCCGAGCTGGTCTCGCTCGACTGGCAGGGGCTCGTCTTCGTCTCGATCATCGCGCTCGTCGTCGTGATCGGCATGGGGCTCGTCTATCGAGCGATCCGCGCCGAAGCCCGTCCGCACTTCCGCCGCACCCGCGTCGGTGTCTTCTGGGAGCGAGACGTCGACCCGAGCGAGCAGACCGGATGGCCGACGTTCGACGATGAGACCACGCGCGAGTTCCCGTCCACCCCACCGAAGCCAAAGGAGAGATCGTGAACGAGACGACCGAGCCGACGCCGACCGAGCCGACCCCGGGCGAGCCGGACCCGAGCGAGCCCGACGGCGACGGCGACGAGGACGAGACGACCTAGACATCGCGGCCAGACCCCCGCGACCACGACGGGCGAGAGCACGAGCCACCGCAGGGCTCGACTCTCGCCCGTTTTTTCATGCCCCGACGAAAAAGCGCGCGCTATGCTCCCCGCTTCGTTCGGAAGTTGAAGGGGATGACGCGCTGGCTCGACGCGGTCTCGATGGCGAGCTGCCCGGTCACTACCTCGTAGTCGTCGACGCGGCGACGGGGCGTATTCTCGCCGCCAGCGAGGGCTTCGCTGCTCTGCTCGGGTACACACCGGAAGAGATGCGCGGTCGCGACGTCTGGACCTACACGCTGCGCAACGAAGACGGGCGGCGCGAGACGGTCTACCGCAACATCGCCGAAGCGTCGTCAGACACCGTCGTCGACGTCACCGTGCTCGTCGCCCGGGACGGCTCCGAGATCGAAGTGAGCTACACGCTGCGCAAGCTCGGCCCGATCCACGTAACGATCTTGAGCCCCTTCACCGAAGAGCCGAGCCTGACACGGCTACAGCGCGTCGCCGTCGAGCTGATCACTCGCCGGGGTCGTCTCGACGCAGCGCGTCGACGCGAACGATCAGATCGTCCAGCATCCCCGCCAGAGCTTCGAGCGCTGCCGCCGTCGCGTCCGACGACCGCGTGAGCTGCAGATGCAGGTGAGCGACCTCGTGGCGTAGCGACGCGAGTTCGAGACTCGACTCGTCGACGCCGTAGAGAAGGAAGCGCGACGTCGTCCCGTACAGCTCAGCGAGCGCGGGCAGATGCAACGTCGGCACGTTCTCGCCGCGCTCCCAGACCCAGACGGTGCGGCGATTGACGCCGATCCTCTCTGCGACCTCCGCTTGCGTGAGCCCGCTTGCAGCGCGCAGCTCGCGCAGGCGCTTCGCCATCGCAGAGCCGGGCTCTGGGTTGTCCGCAGTCGTCGACAGGTCCGGGTCGCCTCCTCGCAGGTCGCAAGTCTACGATGCTCGCAGTACCGAGCGAGGCGAGGCGCCAAACACGAAAAAGCCGCTCCGAGCGGCGAAGTGATCTCGGCGTGACCTTGACGCGAGGATGGAGCGAGGTAGGCTTCGCTCCTTCGACCTCGGCACTCGACACGAGGGGGCACGATGAGCGATCGAGTCGACTGCGGCGGCACGACCGACGAGAGCGTCGAGCTTGCACCCGACGCTCTCGATGATCTACAGCGTGCGCTCGATCGAGTCGCGCGCAGGCGGCTACGCGCGGAGACGGGCCTCGATCGTGATGCGCTCGGACCCGCGCCCCGGGGCGACGACGACGCGAGCGATGACAGCTCGGACGACGTCACGCTTCTCGTCGAGGGTGATCTCGTTCCACTCGTCGAGTGTCAGCGACACGGTCAGGTCCGGGGTCGAGAGGGCGAGTAGGTGACGATGCTCGTCAGCGGCAGCGTCACGCGCAGCGGTCAGCTCGTCGAGCACTTCGCGCGTGGCGGGCTCCCCGGCGAGACCGCTCAGCGTGCGGATCGCGTTCGACAAGGTCTCGTCGGCGGCTTCGAGCTTGAGACGAGCTGCTTCGAGATCGTCTGCGAGGCTCACGCGGCCGACGACGTCGTGCGAGAGGCTGATCGCTGCGTCGCGGACGGCGTCTTCGACGGTCGGGGCAGAGATCGTCGCGCTCTGCGTGCAGAGGCGGTTGCCGCAGGTGTAGTACGGGTACAGCGTGCCCGCGCGGCTGCGTGTCGAGTGGACGCTCATGCGGGCGCCGCAGGTCCCGCAGACGAGGACCCCGAGACGGGCGAGCAGACGATCGCTCTTCGAGTGGCGACCGCGCGGGGCTCGGGCCTGATTCATGCGACGGAAGGTCGCGGCGTCGGTGATCGGGTTCTCGATCGCGTGCAGGTTCGGGGTGAAGTCGCCGAAGTGCAGCTCGCCGATCAGAAGTCGCGACTGCAGCGTCGTCTCGACAGCGGCGAGGCTCAGCGTGAGGCCGTTCGCGGCGAGGTAGCGCTGGATCGCGATATACGACTTGCCGTCGGCGCGCATCTTGCAGGCTTCGCGCCAGAGCGGCGCGTTGATCGGATGCGGACGGAGCCTGCCCTTGTCGTCGCCGCTGGCGATGCGCTCGTACGCGGACGTGACGCGCGGGAAGGGCGGTACGCCCCGGTCGATGTTGCGCTGCTTCGAGGACATGAGCTTCTCTCCCGTCTGATCGGCGTAGAACTCGGCGATGGCTGCGAGCAGCGTCCCCGAGAGCTTGTCGGCGGCTGTCGCGTCGCTCGTGCGTCCGGCGTCGATCGTCATCACGACGCCGCCCGCGCGCTCGACTCGCTGCACGACTTCGGCTCGGGTGCGCACGCTGCGCACGAAGCGGTCGAAGTAGGCGGTCAGCAGGACCTGCGAGCGACCGCTCTCGATGTCGTCGACGGCGCGCTTGAGGCCGTGACGCTTCTCAAGCGGGCGACGTCCCGAGACGTCTCGCTCTTCGTAGACGGCGCCGACGACGTAGTCGTGACGCTCGCAGTAGTCGCGCATCTGCGCGATCTGATCTTGCACGCTCAGCGAGCCGTCGTCAGATCGCGACTGGCGCGCGACGAGCGAGGCCGTCAGCGTGTCGAGATCGCGCGAGCTGCGCTGCTGTACGAGTGGTGGTGCGGTGATGCTGCTCATGGGTCGCCTCCGTTCGTTGGTGGAGACGACAGTGTAGCGCGTTTTCGACAACACCAAGTCGTGAGAGATCGCTCCCGGCTATTTAGCAAAAAGGACTCGAAGGGTGTCCGGCCCGACCTAAGCCGCTCTGACACTGCAGCTCTGCTAAGCGGTGGAGCTTCGGCAGGCGCGGGACTCGGCGTTGAGGCGCCCGCGCCCGCCCTTCGACTAGACGCGAGCGGGACGCCGGGCGGCGTCGTGGCTGTCAACCAGCGCGCGCCCGGCCCTGCTCGTGTCGGCACTGCCCCCGATCAAGGAGATGCCCGTGAGGGTGCTTCAACGATCTCTGCTCTGCGCGGCGGTCCTCGTGGCTGTCGTGGCGATGCCGACCAGTGCAGGTGCGTCCCCGTCGACGAGCGCAGCCGTGCTCGCGCAGGACTTCGCCTGCATCCACCGCTACGAAGGAAGTTGGACCGATCCGGGCGCGCCGTACTACGGCGGGCTGCAGATGGATTGGAGCTTCATGTCGACCTATGGCGCGGAGTACCTCCGTGCCTGGGGGACGGCCGATCACTGGCCTCCCAGCGTGCAGATCGCGGTCGCGATGCGCGCGTACCTGTCGGGGCGGGGCTTCACCCCGTGGCCGACGTCTGCCCGCCTCTGCGGGCTCATCTGACGAAGGGAGAGAGCTATGGACGCTGAGCGGGTCGCTCTCGCGCTCGGTGTCGAGGCCGACGAGCTGGGCGACGTCGCCCGTCGCGAAGCTGCTCGTCGTCTTCGACTCGCTGCGGAGCAGCTCGACGACCCGTCGATACCGCTCGGGGCGACGGTCGATCTCGCGCACGGCGCCGGGCAGTGGCTGCTCGTCGCCGACGAGTTCGATCGTCTCTGGGAAAGCCAGCACCCCGAGGGAGAAGGCGGCGACGACACGGAGGCGACCAAACCACCGAAGGTCGCCGCCGCCACTGAGAAGCGTAGCCAGGTCGAGGACTGGTCGGCATGAGCCGCGACGCTGACGGCTACCTGATCTGCGCGGTGCGCGGGTGTGAGGAGCCCGCGCGCCCGTGGGTCTATCAGGTCGCGATGTTCGACGACCTCGAAGTCGAAGTGCGGCTCTGTCAGCGCCACGAGCGCGTCGCGCTCGGGCAGATGCGCCCGATCGAGGAGAGGCCGTCGTCGTGAGGCTCTTCAAGGACGAGCGCGAGTTCACCCGCTGGGTCTTGAAAGAGGCGCGGGCGCGCTACTGGCTCGCTGCGCACCCCGCGAACGTGCAGCCGCGAGCCGGACGGGACGGGCTCCACTTCGTCGCCGACAAGGACGCGGCCGGGCTTCCCGACGTCGTGCTCGTGCACCACGACTACGGCGTCATCTGGGCCGAGTTGAAGATGCCCGACAGGTCGGGGCGGCTCGGGAAGCTGCGTCCCGAGCAGGTGATCTGGCTCGCGACGCTGCGTGAGTCGGGCCAGCGCGCCTACGTCTGGGGGCCGAGCGACCAGCACGAGATCGAGGAAGTGCTCGACGGCGATCTCTCGTCGTCGCGCCTCTTCGACGAGGCGGCGGTATGAGCGCCGAGCCGACACCGCCGCTCGACGACGTCGTGCAGGAGTCGATCGCGGAAGTGCTGCGCTTGTGGAGCGTCACGACGCTGATCGACGACGGCCTCGGCAAGGGGCCGGGGCTGATCAACTGGCTCATCCGTCTGATCGCCGAGACGGCGGTCGACAAGCGCAAGACGCTCGACGTGATGCTCGAAGAGTCGGGGCGCGACGCGGCGATCAAGTGGCTCGTCGATCAGCGCTGGGCGAAGAGCGAAAAGGCGAAGGTGCGGGGGACCGACGTGCACGCCGCCGCCGAGGCGCTCGCGCTCGGGTACGCGCCGCCCGAGATCGCGCCCGAGCAGCGCGCGGTGATCCGGCCCTACGTCGAGCAGCTCGCGCGCTGGCTCGACAAGTGGAAGCCGACCTACCTGCTCGCCGAGGCGCCGGTCTACAACGTCACGCGCGCCTACGCCGGAACCTGCGACGGGGTGATGGAGCTGGACGGGCGGCGGCTGCTCTTCGACTACAAGACCACCGAGCATCCGCCCGACGGCGAGAAGGCCCGCCCGCCGTGGCCCGAGGTCGCGCTGCAGCTCTGCGCGTACTCGCGCGCCGAGATGGTCGGGCTGATCTCAGAGCAGCGCTACGACGGGCGCTCGAAGCGCTACTACCTCTTCGACCCGACGTCGACCCACGAGCCGATGCCCGCCGTCGACGGGGCGCTCTGCATCGTCATCTCGCCCTACGACTGCTTCGCGCAGCCGGTGCGGATCGACGACGACGTCTTCCGGGCGTTCCTGCACGTGCAAGCGTGCGCTCGCTGGCAGGTCGAGACGAGCCGCGACGTCTTCCGGGGCGGCGTGCTCGACGCGCGCAGGGAGGCCGAGTGATGGCGGTCGTCCTTCGGCTCGAAGACTTGCGCTGCCCTGTCTCGCGCAAGCGCGCCTACCCGACGCGAGAGCGGGCGCTCGACGCGCTCGAACGGGCTTGGCAGCGCCCGCAGTGCTCGACGCCGTCAGCGAGCCCGTTCCCGGTCAAGGTGTACCGCTGCCCCGAGTGCGCCTGGTGGCATCTGTCGTCGCATCACTCACGAGACGAGGCCGAGTGACCACCTGCGCGAGCTGCAAGGCGCCGATCGTGTTCGCGGTCACGTCGAAGACGGGGCGGCGCATCCCGCTCGACACGACGACGAGCCGCGACGGGAACATCGCGATCGTCGGTCGCACGGCGCAGGGGACGCCGATCGCGCACGTCTTCCGGCAGGCCGACCTCGATCTCGCCCGCGTCTACGGGGCGGTCGATCTCTATCTCTCGCACTTCGCGAGCTGTCCAAACGCCGACAGGTGGCGCAAGCCACCACAACCGAAGGGAGCAGCATGAGCAACGCAGTCTCACTCGTAGAGGGGACGAGCAAGGGCGAGGACGCCGACAAGGGCAAGATGTTCGACGTCCCCCGGGTCGGGATCGTGATCGACGACGCCGACCCGACCGTGCTCAAGCTCGCGTTCTCGGGCTCGGTCGATCTCGACCGCACGAACGGGCTCGAAGCCGCGTTCTACAACGACCTCGCCGCAGGCAAGCCCGCCGAGCTGGTCGTGACCGTGCACGTCGCCGGGGCGCAGATGCGCCACCGCCGCGACTCAGAGGGCGACGTCGACGCGATCGTGCAGACGAAGTCGCTCGTCGTCTCGGACGTCTACCTGCACCGGCCCGAGGCGAGCTGAGCCTTGCGAGCGCCGCCCGCCTATCCCTGGTACGAGATTCCCAACGGGGAGTGGGATGAGCTGGCCGCGCTCGCATCGGTCCGCGAGACGAAGACCGCAGTCGCCTCGAATACGCGCTACTGGCGGGGCGACCCGAACATCGTCGGGCTCTGCGGCGAGTGGGTCTACGGGCTCCTGAGTGGGCAGCCGATGAACCTGTCGCCCGACATCTGGGGTCAGGGGAGCGAAGACTTCCCCGGCGTCGACGTCAAGGCGTCAGGCCGTGCGCGCCAGCTCGGCCTCTCGATCTTCGGGAGGCCGAAGGCGCCTCTCTACTTCCTGGTCGATGTCGACCTGGAACGGCATCTCTGCCAGCCGCTCGGCTACGCGACCCGCGAGATGCTCGAACACGGTACGACCCGCAACTTCGGCACTGGCGACCGCCTCTACGTGCCGACGACCGAGCTAGTCAGTGCCGACGAGCTGCTCGCGAAGTACCTCAAGCACACCAGCGACCAAAGGAGTTCCCATGTCTGAGACGTCCGTAGAGATGCAGCCTGCGGCTACGGAAGCACCGCCCGCAGAGCCGTCGACCGAGCAGCCGCTCGCACCGCCGACCCCTCTCCGTCAGCCCGACCCGATGCGCGACTACGCGCGAGCCGAGGCGTTCAAGCGCGTCGCCGGTCGACGCGCCAACATGGCACTCGCCTCCATCGAGAGGCTCGTGAAGACCGCCGACCGAGGTCACTACGCCTACACTGACGCCCAGGTCGCCACGATCGTCGGGACGCTGCGCAAGGCGATCGACCAGCTCGAAGCGGCGTACGCGAACGAGGGGCCGAGGCGTCCGCGCATCGAGCTATGAGCCCCGAGCCGCTGATCAACTTGCAGCGCCGCTTGACGCTCGTCGGCGCGATCAGGGCCGGGGGTGAGAAGCCCGAGCGGGGGGTCGGGCGCAAGCTCGAAGCGTGGCGGATCACGAGCCCGCGCAGGCAGCTCGTCGAGCAGGCGGCGTCGATCTTCGGCGGCGCGGTGTCGAAGTGGACGAGCCCCGTCGGTGAGGAGTGGCAGTGCTACAGCGAGCGCGACGAGCTGGACGTGCTCGTGATGCCGAGCTACTCGGTCCGGCAGTCGTACGAGTTGTGGGAGGGTGCGACGAAGCGGACGCGGCTCTGCGACGGCGTCGAGGACGAGCTGAGCGGCCAGCCGTGCATCTGCAACGCCGAGGGGGAAGACAAGTGCGATCTCTACACAAGGCTCGTCGTCTGCTTGCCCGCGCTCGACACGCTGCTCGGCTGGCGGCTGATCACGAGGGGCGCGATCGCGGGGCACGAGCTGCCGACGATGATGGCGCTCATCCAGGCGCAGGCGGGCGCGCAGACGTTCGTCCCGGCGAAGCTGCGTCTCGATCAGCGTCGAGGCGTCAAGGACGGCCAGACGGTGCGCTACGTCGTCCCCGTCCTTGACCTCGCGGTCAGCTACCTCGCTCTGGCCGCTCCCACCGCCGACGGCTCGGTACGGGAGCTGCCCTCGGGTGCGACGCACGCCCCGAGGCGAGAGGCGACCGTCGAGCAGGCTTTGAGCGCCGTCGCTGTACCGGCTTCCCCCCAGAGGAGCCCGGGCCGGTCAGCGGCGGCGTTCGGGCCTGACGATCTCGATCTCGACGTCGAGCCCGCCCCGGTTCCCCCTTCGGAGCCCGAGCAGGCTACCGCAGCGCCCGCCGACGAGCAGACGAAGGCGATCACCGACGCGCAGAAGCGCAAGCTCAACGTGCTGATCGGGACGCTGCGACCCGCGCATCTGACGACCGAGCATCTCTGGGCGGCGGTCGCGCAGATGCGCAGGCTCGACGTCGAGATCATGGTCTCGGTGATCGAGGGCGCCCGCGACGAGAGCGGCGCTCTCCACTTCGGCCCGTTGCGGGACAGCCTGACGCGACCGGAAGCGATGCAGCTCATCGACCGGCTCGTCGAGCTTGAGGGACGCGCGAGCGCTGGCAGCGCGGGAGGCGAGCAGCCAGAGAGCCCGGCGAGCACTTCCGAGGGTGACCCCGGCCCCGTCCCCTACGGCGAGTTCCCGCCCGGGTACTGACGTGATCGAGGACCTCGCCACGATCGAGCGGCGCGCGACCGAGCTGATCGCGTTCACCGACGGGCTCGACGACGCCGGGATGCACGAAAGCGCCCGCCGCTCCCGGCTCGTCGCCCGCGACGTGCTCGAACTGACCGAGGCTCTCCGCGCTGAGCGGTCCGGGCGCGAGGCCGCGCAGGCGAGCTATCAGCGCTGCCTCGATCTGCTCGGCGAGCGCGCCGACCGTGCCGTCTCAGAGGCGGTCGATGAGTGACGACGCAGCCCAGAACGGACGCGAAGGGCTCTCGGCCGACGAGATGCTCAGAGTCCTCCGGGGCGAGCCGAGCGAGGGCGAGTACCGCCTGCTCGTACGCTCCGCGCCCGAGGTTATGTCGCTGCCCGAGCCCGACGCCTCAAGCGTGCTGCTCGGGCCGTTCGTCTTCCAGGGTGCCCGCACGATCGTCGTCGGCGACACCGGGCACGGCAAGACCTCGTTCGCGCTGCAGATGCTCGCCACGATCCTGCACGGCGACGAGATGCTCGGCTACCGGGGCGCCGGGCGGGGGCCGGTGATGGTCGTCGACTTGGAGCAGGGCATCCGCTCGATCAAGCGCGGGCTCCGCGAGAGTCAGCTCGCCGAAGACGACGGCTGCCTGCACGTCAGCGTCCCCGACGGGCTCGCGCTCGACCAGGACGCCGACCACGTCCGCGCGCTCGCGACCGCCTGCGCCGAGCACGCCCCGATCGCCGTCCTGCTCGACCCCTACTACAAGGCGCACCGCGCCGACGAGCCGAACGCCGCCCGGCCCGTGATCGACCTCATGCGCATCCTCGACGCGCTGCGGACGGTCTTCGGGTTCGCGCTGATCCTCCCGGCGCACCCGCGCAAGGACGTCGCCGGGGCACGCGACGGGGCGCGGAAGCTCTCGCTGCACGACGTCGCCGGGTCGGGCGCGCTGACGTGGGGCGTCGAGACGGTGCTCGCCGTCGAGCGGATGGGGCACGGCTACGCGCGGCTGCGCTACCTCAAGGACCGCGACGGCGACCTCCCGATCGGCGACTCGATCGGGATGCTGTACGACAAGGCGACCGGGTTCCATCTCGATCCCCGATCCACCGAGACCGACGAGGGCGTCGAGACGCTGATCGGCGAGACCGAGTTCGGCTGGGCGACAACGCGCGAGTGGGCGAAGCAGATCAAGGCGACCCACGTCCGGGTCAAGACGATCCTCGAAGCGATGGCGACGCGCGGGCTGATCGCGTACGCCGTCGGCCCCGACGGTCGAAGTGCCAAGGCGAAGTGCTACTCGACGCGCCAGGAGCACCTACACGGACTGTTCTCGACTGCTCTGGGTGACGAGTCGAGTAACCCTCTGCTGACTGTTCCAGGGGGCTCCGAACAGTCCAGAACACTCGATCCTACTCGGGCCGAGGACGTCACTGTTCCCCTCTCCCCCCCTGTAAGGGGGGAGAGGGCTGGGAACAGTCGTACGGCCCCCGCTGACCGCTCCGAACAGTCGAAGCCGAATCCGCTGCTCGAAGGGCTCGATCAGTGACCCTCGAAGACGTCGCCGATGATCGTCGAGTCGCGCATCGAGCGGGTGCAGCTCAAGGGCGGCGATCGAGACTTCTCGCAGCGGCTCGGGCAGGCGAAGCGCTCGCGCCGCTACGGCTGGTCGGTCGACGTGCTCATCGCTCGCGACTACTCGCACGCCGTCTTCCTCGCCTGTCGGGTGCGGGCCGGTGAGCGTCGACGTCGTCGCCCCGATCGTCGCTGAGTCGCGGCTCTGCCGAGGCCCGGCGCACCCGAACCCGACCTGGCTCCCGCTCGACGCTCGCCACTGGTCGTTCTACCGCTCGGGGCCGAGGCAGGGGAGGCCGCTCGGGCACTGCAAGCTCTGCCACCACTGGCACGTGCTCAAGGTGCAGGGCGGGCCGCATGGGCTCGCCGAGGTCGAGAGCTTCTCGCGCTTCGCCCGCGAGCTGGTCGATCGCTGCGGGACGTGGGACGCGGCGGTCAGGCGCTCGGGGCTGACCGAGACGACGCTGCGCTCGATCGCGGAGAAGCGGCAGGCGCAGGTCCGGCTCGCGACGGGGCGGAAGCTGCTCGTCGCGCTCGCCGAGCAGCGCAAGGTCGACCGTCGCAACGGCGCGTCGATGCGCTTCGTCAAGGCCAAGCAGGCGCAGGCCCGGCACGAGGAGCGGCTCTGGCGCATGGCGGGCTACTGACGATGCGAGCGCTGAGCGACACGCACGAGAGCCGCAAGCGTGCTACCGGCCGCCGCTCGCGCTACGCTCTCGGCTCACACCAGCGCGGCGATCTCGACTCGTCGGATGATCTCTTCCCCCCATGCGGCCGATGGAGCCGAGCGACCCGCTCAAGCCGTCAACGCCCCAGGAGGGACAAGTGACCACGACCGAAGCGCCGACACCGCCCAAGGTGCAGGAGCGTCTACCGAAGCCGCTGCGCGAGCTGCAGCGCAAGCTCAAGCAGGGTTACCGCTTCGAGCAGACCGGCTCGAACCACTACCGCGTCCGCGACACGAAGGGCGATCGGCTCGTCGAGTACCGGGGACGACCGTTCCAGATCAGCATGAGCCCGAGCCCCGGCGTCGTGCGCGGGGCCGAGGAGGAGCTGCGCGAAGCGCTCGCGCTCAAGGGCACCGCTCAGCGCCCGCCGACGCCCGAGGCCGAGAAGCGCAAGCGCGAGGCGAACGTCGCGATACAGCGCGAGCGTCAGCGCAAGCGTCAGGCGCAAGCGACCGCTCTGCGCAAACGCTTCGCTGCCGTCTTCAACCGCATGAACGGGCTCGGGACGCCCGGCCTCAGCGGCGACGTCGGCCGTGTCGGGGCGCTGCTGCTGCGCGACATGGAAGTGAACGGCAGACGACTCAAGACACCCGACCTGCTCGTGCAGAACGCGCATCGGATGCTCAACGGCGGCTGGGTTGAGCCCGAGTACGCCGCGATCTGGGAGACGCTGATCGCCCGGCTCGAAGACGCACCGAACGCGGTCGGGGAGTGGTTCACGCTCGTCCGGGAGGCGCGCGGCCTGCCCGCCGACACCGTCTCGGTGCGGCTGCCGAAGGACAGCGAGAGCGACTGGCCCTTCCGTGTCGAGCTGCTCCCGCTCGACGCGCTGCTCGTCGACGAGAGCTACCAGCGCCCCGTCGACTGGCCCTTCGTGCGCAAGGAAGCCGCGCGCTTCGACAGCTCGCTCGTCGGCACGATCGACGTCGCGCAGCGCTCGCCGTCGAGCTTCGCGATCCTTGACGGGCAGCAGCGCTCGCAGATCGTGCGTCTCGTCGGCAAGTCGTCGATCTACTGCTCGATCTACGTCGGGCTCGACGCCGAGAGCGAAGCCCGCTACTTCCTGCACAAGAACGCGAACCGCAAGAGCGTGCACCCCTGGTACACGTTCCGCGCCACGGTCGCCTCGGGTGACGCAGCGGCGCGCGAGACGCAAGCGATCGTCGAGCGCCACGGCTACGTGCTCGCGATCGGTGCCCCGAACGAGAGGCGCGAGCGCAACATCTCTGCGATCTCAGCCGTGACGTCGTCGTACGCGCGCAAGATGCCCGACGGCACGAGCGTCCTCGATCCCGTGCTCGACACGCTCAAGCGCTCGACGCTCGGGCGCGACCACGGCCAGGACTCGATCCTGATCCGAGGGATGGCGCTCGTCTACCAGCAGCAGCCCGACGCCGATCGCGACCTGCTCGTCGAGACGCTCGTCGAGCTTGGCCCCGGCCTGATCATCGGCCGTGCTCGCGACTCGACGCACGGCGGGCGCTCAGCCGCGCAAGCGGTCGCCGACGTCGTGATCAGCGAGCATCGCCGTCGAGCACGCAGGCGCGCGTCGTGATCGCGCTCGCGTACTTCAACCAGCGGCCCGAAGCGATGCTCGAAGGCTTCGTCGACGGCGACGAGCTGCGCCCGTCTGCGCTCGACGAGATCGTCGTGCGCAGCGGCACGCCCGAGAGCGCGGCGAACGTCATCTGGGGGCTCATGAACGAAGACGACCGCCCGAACGGGCAGATCGAGCGCAGCCTCTCGGTCGGCGACGTCGTGCGCGTTGACGTCCCGGCCGAGCACGACGGCGGGACCGGGCATCGCGTCTGGCTCGCCTGCGATCTGATCGGCTGGCGCGAGATCGAGGAACCGTCGTGAGCGGCTTCGACCCCTCACTCGCGAGGCGCGGGCTCGACGTGCTGCTCGCGGTCGCCCCGCATCTCGACCTGATCGGCGCCTACTTCCCCGGCGAGCAGCTCGGGCTCGGCGCCCGGATGGCCTCGCCGCTCAGCTCGCCCTGGCTGCGCGTCGATCTCGGGCAGCCGAGCGAGGGCGAGACAGAGGCGTACGCGATCCAGAGCTACGCGATCTGGAAGTCGACCGGGGCGGTGCACCGCATGAGCCACGGCGCCGCCGACGAAGACCCCTTCATCGTCCCGAGCCCGGTCGCGTCGTACAACGCCGAGGTCAGGCGCGTCGCCCGCTCCGAGCAGCGAGTCGAGACGCTGCGCGACCTGCTCTCGCTCGCGCTCAACGGCGTCGAGATCAGCGCCGACGCGCTGCGCGAGATGATCGACGAGAGTGAGCGAGCGACAACGCCCGTCGAGGAGGGGACGTGAACGCCGACGAGGCGATCGCGATCCTCAAGCAGCGCGTCGAGAGCGGCCTCATGGACCTCGCCGCTCATCTCGAACCCGACGAGCTGATCGCCTACGTCGAGCAGCTCGCCGCCCGGATGCGCCGCGAGATCGAAGAGGAGGCGCGGACGTGAGCGGCGGCGGTGTAGACACAGCCGCGCCGCCCGGAATCACGCTGCGCGGTCGCATCCGTCGTTGGCTGGGGATCGAGCCGAAGATGCCGGAAGGCAGGCTGCTCCGGGCCGATGGCCGCTATGAGGACTGCTGGGGTGACTGCGGCGAGGGCGGTCTCTACTGCTGCGATGGCCTTTGGGACGCCGTGCGGAAGGCGAAGCCGTGAGCGGTGTAGACACAGCCGCCCTCGAAGCCGCGCTCGCGAAGGCGCTGGACTACGGCGGCGACTACATGCCGAACCAGGGCGAGAAGCAGCGCGGGAAGGACGCGGCGGCGGTGCTTCTCTCTATCGCCCGTGAGGCCCGCGACAGGCACGACGAGGAGTGCGGCTGCGAGGGCGAGGCGTGCAGGCTCGGGGCGGCGTTGGCCGGGACGGAGCCGAACTCGTGAGCGAGCACGAGCGCCCGCCCGAGGGGAAGTCGATCGCCGAGCTGCGACGTCTCGTCGGCGAGAGCAACGCCCGCTACGACCGCGTCGGCGAGGCGTGGAACGATCTCAGCGACGCCGAGCAGATGCGACTCGTCGCGCTCGCCGAGACGCTCGCGAGGGGTGAACCCGACCCCGAGCTTGCCTCGATCCGGGCGCTGCTGCGGGACTGCCGCGACGAGTGGATCAGACAGCACGTCGCCTACCCGACGCACGACTGGCTCGCTCGCGTCGATGAGGCGCTCGGCGATGGATGAGCCCGTCGTCGTCGTGCTCGGCGCCTGCTTCGTCTGCGGGCGCTCGTTCACCTTCAACCCGCACCGCGTGCCGAGCTATGACCCCTCGCTCGACGACCCCTCGAAGCCAGGCGGACGACAGCCGATCTGCGAGTCGTGCATCGGGGTGATCAACCATCTACGGCGCGAGCGCGGACTCGATGAGTGGGACGTCTACCCCGACAGCTACGAGCCGATCAGTCCCAGCGAGCTATGAGAGAGGAAACCGTCAGATGAGCCCAGCACAAGGCAACCCGTGGCCCTACCAGTACGCCGTCGTCGCGCTCGATCGCTGCTTCGTCGACGACGCCTATCAGCGCCCGACCCTTCCGGCTTTCATCCAGGCGATCGCCGACGATCTCCAACCCGAGCTGATCGGGACACTGCGCGGCAACGTGCGACGCAACGACAAGATCGCCCTCATCGACGGGCAGCAGCGATGGAGTGCCCTCAAAATCTGCGACTTCGAGACAGCGCCCGTGCTGCTCTCGACCGGCCTCACGATCGCGCAAGAGGCGTCGCTCTTCGCAAGCCTCAACTTCTGGCGCAAGAACGCGCAGCCCTGGTATCACTACCGCGCCCTCCGCGTCGCGAGGGACTCGCTGGTCTGCGCGATCGACGACCTCGTCGAAGCGCAGGCGTACCGAGTCGGGCACAGCGCTGCTCCCGAGGACATGATCGGCTCGCCCGACACGCTGATCGCGATCTATCGAGGCGACACCGACGTCGTGCGCAGCCCCGCGCTCGAAGGGCCGGAAGTCCTCGCGCGGACGCTCGAAGCGATCTCGGCCTGGCGAGGGACGACGGTCACGTGGCAGCAGGGCAAGACCGGGTCGATGCTGCGAGGCGTCGCGCGCTGGATTTCCGTCAACCCGAACGTGCCAGCGCACGCGCTCGGCCTTGCGCTGCGCACGATCGAGCCGAGCATGGTTCACCAGCAGGCGAAGGAACTACAGGCGGGCGGCTCCGGTAGCGGTAAGGGGCGCAAGGTCGAGACGGTGATCGAGCGCGTCTACAAGCGCCACGGCGAGCAGTCGTATCGCCGGGCGAGCGAGGGCGCGGCGTGAGGCTCGACGAGATCATCGTCGGCGTCCGCCATCGTCGCGATCTCGGCGACCTCGTCTCGCTCGCGCAGTCGATCGACAACGTCGGCCTACTGCACCCGGTCGTCGTCACGAGCGACAAGCGTCTCGTCGCAGGCGAGCGACGTCTACGGGCCGTGCAGCTACTCGGCTGGGACGAGATCGACACGCGCATCGTCGATCTGACGGGGATCGTCGAGGCCGAGCGCGATGAGAACACGCAGCGGCTCGACTTCTCACCGTCCGAGGCGGTAGCGATCGCGCGTGAGCTTGAGCCGATCGAGCGAGCGGCTGCGAGCGAACGTCAGAGGGCGGGCAAGACACCTCCTGTCGATTCGACAGAAGGTCACGGCAACACACGCGACCGGGTCGCCGCTGCGACCGGGATGGGGGCGACCACGCTCGCGAAGGCGCGCGAGATCGTCGAAGCCGCCGAGGCCGATGACAAGAACGCCGATCTCGTCGAGCAGATGGACGCGACGGGCAAGGTCGAGCCCGCTCACCGCGAGCTGCGCAAGCGACGCGAGGGGACGATCGCCCCCGAGCATCTGCGCGCCGAATACACCTGTCCCGGCTGCGGACGCTTCACCCCGCAGTGGGTGCTCGCGAAGGTCGCGCCGCCGACCGACGAAGACGACTGGCGCTACCTGAGCCATCTCCCCGCCTACGGCGGCAAGCAGAAGACGCGAGCAGCGCGCAGAGAGCGCCGCGAGTGACCGTCGAGCGCAGCGAGGGCGAGCCTCACGACGAGCTGACCGGCGTCGGCGCGAAGTTGCTCGACGTCTTCGACGCGATGCCCGAGAGCGAGGGGCGGCGAATCTTCCTGATCATCGAGGACGACGAGCGCTGCGCGACGATGCTCGGTGGCTGGGACTCAGACGGTGAGGCGATCGCGGCCGTCTTCGCCCACCTTGCAGCCGTCTTCAAGGCGAACGGGCAGAAGCTCGTCATCGTCCCGCTGGGGCGCGGGTGAGGGTGCTCGTCTGCGGGTCGCGCGGCTGGACTGATCGCACGGCGATCCGTCGACGTCTCGCCGAGCTGCCCGCCGACGCGGTGATCGTGACGGGCGGCGCGCTCGGGGCTGATCAGATGGCCGACTCGACAGCGGCGCAGCTCGGGCTCGATCGCGAGGTCTACCCGGCCAACTGGAAGCGCGACGCCAAGCAGGCGGGCTACGTGCGCAACTCGCGGATGCTGCACTCGAAGCCCGATCTCGTGCTCGCCTTCTGGGACGGCACGTCGCCGGGCACGCGCCACACGATCGGGCTCGCACGCGACCAGGGCGTCGACGTCGAAGTGATCTCGTGAGCATCGAGGCGATCGGGGTCGCCCGGCTGCACGAGGCGGGCTTCGGCTCTGTCGCCGAGACGCTGCTCGATCTCGCCGATGATCCAACGGTGTCGCCCGACGTCTACGAGAAGGTCTGCGAGGCTGTCTTCACCGTGCTGAACGCTTGGGCCGAGGAACGCACGAGAGCGCAGATCGGGCCGGGCGATGGGCGCTGACGCGATCAGGCTGCTCGCTGCCCGTTCCGAGATCGGCTACACCGAGCGCCTTGACCGCGCGCTCGAAGACGAGCCCGAGGCCGTCAGCGCAGCCGAGCAGCGCTACCAAACCCGGCAGGCGGCACGGCTCAAGCTCGACCGCGAGCGCGAGCAGTGGCGATCGGCGCGCTCGACGATCCTGCTCGCTGTCGCCAGCGTCCGCGCCGAGCCCGACGTCGAGCACGAGCTGCGCGCGATCCGCAGGGCGTGCGAGCGGATCGACCGCAAGCTCGGCGTCTACCGCCCCGCGCGATGACGAACGAAAGGAGAGCACCATGAGCCACGGCTACGACAAGCAGATCGACCCGGTGCTGGCAGTCGCGATCGCCGGGCAAGTCTCGGCAGGACTGACGCCCGGCCTCGGGCAGCCCGAGCGCATGTCAGGGGCGCTGACGGCGATCGGTCTGATGGTCCGCAACGCCTCGGATTCCCCGCTCGTGCAGGCGGCGCTCGATCTGATCGACCGAACGGAGGTCACCGAGCACGGCGAAGGCGTGACGCGATTCGTCACGCGTCCGCAGTGACCAAGCCCGGCCCCGTCGACCCCGTCTGCCTGATCCACGGCAAGCGCTGGTCAGAGCACGAGCACGGGCGCTGCCTCTACTGCTGCCTCTGCTTCAAGCCGTTGACGCTCGACGAGTGCCACGTCGACGAGGACGGTCAGCGCGAGGACGTCTGCAACGAGTGCGCCGAGGCCGAGCGCCTCGCCGGGGCCGGGCGATGATCGTCGACCCCGACGAGCTGACGCCCGTCGAGCAGCACGGGCGCCGCTGGTACAAGCGCGACGACCTCTTCATGCCCTTCGCCGACGTGCCGCTCTCGGGCGGCAAGGTCCGGCAAGCGATGCGCCTGCTCGGCGCGAAGCGCGACGAGATCGTCGAGCAGCACGACGGCTACGTGCTGACGACGACGAGCGTGCACTCGCCCCAAGGGCTGATCATCGCCCGCGTGGCGCACGAGCTGGGTCTGCGCTGCGTGATCTTCGTCGGCGCGACGACGACGTCGAAGGCGCTCGCCAAGCACCCGATGCTCGTCGCGGCGCTCCGGACGGGCGCGCTGCTCGACACGAGCGCGCGGCTCGGGTACGAGTCGGCGCTCGTCGCCGAGGTCAAGCGCTGGCAGGCAGCGCACGACGGGCGCGGCTACTTCGTCCGCTTCGGGATCAACCTCGAAGACGACCCCGACGCGATCATCGGCTCGACGGCCGATCAGTGCGCGAACCTGCCCGAGTCGGTCGACACGATCGTCGTCCCCGTCGGCGCAGGCATCACGGCCGGGGGGATCATCCTCGGCGCACGCGAGCACCGGCCCGACGCGCGCGTCGTCTGCGTCCAGATCAGCGGCTACGACCGCACCCCGACGATCGACAACATCGTCGGCGACTTCGGCGACTACGAGTGGCACGTGATCACGGGCGTCCCCTACTCGCGGCTCGTGCACGTCGACGTCGCGCCCGGCTTCGGGCTCGATCCGATCTACGAGGCGAAGGCGTGGCAGTGGATGGACACCCGCCCCGATCTCGACAGCGAGCGCGTCTGCTTCTGGGTCGTCGGCGATTCGAGAGCCGTACGCGCGGGTAACCTGACACGCGCGACGAGCAGCGTTGTCGAGGCGCGGGGCCGAGGCCACTAGGCCACGGCCCCCGTCGCACTCTCAGGTAGCGGCGATCCGTTCGAGGTCGCCGCGCGCGTAGACGTCGAAGCCGACGACCGCTTCGCGCGGGTCGTCGAGCTTCCACACCCAGGCGGGCATCCGATCGAGCACGCGCTGCGCCGTCTCAGGCGAGAGGCGTCGACGACGTGCGAGACGCGCGGCGGTGTAGCGCAGATGCCTCGCAGCGCTGGCTCGGGCACGCTCGACGCCGGGCAGCTCGAAGCGCTCGAAGCACGAGAGCGCGAACTCCCACGCCTCGATCTCTTCGAGCCAGCGCGGGCGCGAGCCGTCGCGGTGCTTGAGCTGGTGGCCGACCTCGTGCGCGAAGACGGCGAAGCTGACGGGGCCGCGTGGGTGGGGCGCCTCGATGCCCCAATCGTCGGCTTCGGTGTAGGCGGTCCCGGTGCTGCCCGAGCGGTACTTGCGCACGGTCACGCTAGGCGACGACGAGCGCCGCCGCCGCCTCCTCGTAGCGCTCGCGCCTGCTCACGCGAGCAGCTCGTCGACGCACGGCTCGCAGTAGCAGAGCGTCGACGTCGACGGGGTCGGGAACCAGCGCCACGATCGCGTGACGAGCTTCGCGCAGCGCGTGCAGCGCGTACGCGCGTCGAGCACGAGCACCCAGCGCGGGCCGATCGCGGTCGCGAGGCTCACGACTCGCCTCGCTCGACGATCTTGCGGACGCCCGCTTGCGAGAGGCCGCTCGCGGCTGCGAGCTGGCGCCACGAGAGCCCCTCACGCCGCCCCGAGATCAGGGCGGCGTGGAAGGCGGTACGCGCGGCGTCGTGCTTCACGGCGGCGCGGGCGATGATCGTCTCGGGCTTCACGACTGCGCGCTCAGCTCGTCGATGATCGGCATCGCGATCTCAAGCGAGCGCAGGTAGGACTTCGAGGGCAGGGACGGGTCGATCGCGGGCACGCGGGTCCAGTCGAGCGACTCGGGGACGTGGAAGTGCTCCCCGGCGACGAGCGCGGTGACGGCGGTCGGCCACGCGCTGAGCAGGATCGCGACGGCGTTCTCGGAGCGGACGACGAGCACGTCGCCGTCGTGGATCGCGTCGTCGCACTGGCTCATGTCGTAGGCGCAGCTCGTCGACTCGAACTCGTGCACGGTCGGGACGCGCTCGCTCGCGAGCACGATCTCGTCGGCACGCGCTCGCGCGATCGACGCTTGGAGCGGGTTGCTCATGTCGAGCAGCGGCAGGGGCCGCTCGACTGCCCAGGTCGCGAGGTCGTTGCCCTGGATGGTCCAGCGGTGCTCGTTGGCGTTGTCGCCGCTGCGGTTCCACTCGCGGGTCCATGCGATCGGGACGAGGCTGTTCGGGACGTCGTCGCGGTTGAGGACGAGCGCTTGCGTGAAGAGCACGGGGCCGCGCGTGTCGTCGGCGGGGTGCGCTGTCGACTGCGCGATCGGGCGGTCGATCAGCAGGCGCATCCCGTGCGCGAGCACGACGTCGCCCGAGCGCAGCTCGGAAGTCTTGACGGTCTTGGTCTGGGTCTTCGTGGTCATGTTGGTCGCCTCCGTGGCGGTAAGGGAGCGGCTGCTCCGTGCCCCGCTCGGTGAGCGGGACGCGCAGCGTCGCTCAGGCGCCGTAGAAGATGCAGGCGTAGGCGGCGACAAGACGCTTGGCGACTTCGTCGCTGCTCACGGCGCGCATAGGCTCGTCGTCGGCGCCGAAGACGGGCATCCCGCGCTTCGTCTCGGCGACGAGGCGGTCGTAGAGAGCTTGGAAGGTGTCGCTGACGTGACGGTCGCGCGCGATCCCAAGCTCGCCCTGCATGAGCGCGAACCACGCGCTCTCAAGCTGCTCGTGACTTG